AACTATATGAGTTATCAGTTTCATAAAAAGAAGGCGGCCCGCTGGGGTCGCCTCTTTTCATACCTCGATTTTCCGTAGATGCTGGAGCGCCCGCCCGTGCAGGCGGTGGACGGCACACAACTGCGACTCATCGTCATCCCCATATACTTTCAGCGCTACATCCCGCCATGGCGTTAGATGAAAACTATGCCCGTCTATGTACCGTATTCGCAGGATTTCTCTCTCCATGGGGTCATCCAGGAAATTTATTGCACGCTCAATGCGTTCCATCTCATCTAATTTTGCGGATATGATAGGGGTTAGCTTCTCTTCCAGATCCATCCTCCGTATAATTGCAGCCCCCATTCTATCGCTGCCTCCTAGGGGCCGTTGTGATCCGATGTTTTCCCTCATGGATGGGAAGCGCTCCTCACTCCTGGCACGGGCAATCCGCTCAAGCTGGTTTTCGACTTCCATCTTTAGGCCCACATATTTTCTAAGCTGTTCTTTATTCATTCACGCCCGGCCTTTCGTTTTGATGTTTCCCGCCGCCCGCTCAGCGTACTAATTTGTAAGCCGAGATTCCCAGCGGTC